TGCCAGTTACAGCATAACTCGACGTTCGGGTAACTTGACCGAAGCTGTGTTTGTGGACGCCCAGGCCGGTGCAAGAGCCGACGTTGACATCACTGACAGTGTATTTCCGGAATTTTTCCCCAGTGCCGAGCTTACTATTCCCACAGTGGACATGAGCGCCATGACTGGCTCCACTGCCAGCGGAACTCCTGCAACTTATCCAGACTGGGCAAGAACCCCGGGCGCAACCATAAACACTTATAGCCCTATACTCAGCACAGAATACTACAGCAGCTTTATTGTGCCCACAGCTTCGGTAACGTCAATTCAAATGGATTTGATAGGATATACCGGAACCATCAAAGTTCAAGCTGCCGAAAACTATCAAAGCATATTCTATAATGTCACAGACAGTGTGCAATACTACAACCGAACTGGCACTGTGCATATTCATGTGATTGGATATTACCCCATCCTAAGATTGGCATTCAATAACTCAGTTTACACCACTGGACTCAATGGTCAAATTGGCAACCCTGCACAGGCCACGGCCCTGGTATCAGACCTTGGTGAAATTGTGGGCGCAACTATCATCTACAAAGGCAACGGATACCTGGCGCCGCCCTTGATTGAATTTGTGGGCAACGGTGCAGGCGCCCGAGCCACAGCCGATGTCAATTTGGCCACAGGCGAACTCACTGCTATCAATATCATTGACGGTGGCTCTGGTTATAGACCCATACCTCCCACAAACACACAGGCACAGATAGTGATTTCTACAGGAAGAGCGGAAAATATACTATATAGATAAATGCAATTTCAGAAAATCGTTGGATTTGGCGACTCATGGATCTACGGCGATGAGCTCATGGATCCCAGCTATCAAGCAATCAACCCCAACGGTCACTACAGCGACGATCAAAACACTGACTACAGACTTAAAAATTGTTTTCTGGGCCAACTAGGCACGCACTACAACGTCCCAACCGAAAATTTTGGTATTCCTGGCGGCAGTCTTGACAGTGCCATGTGGACATTTCAGTGGTGGCTGGATCATGAAACTGTGCCCCTGGACCAATGTTTGATATTGATTGGGTTGACCAACAGCGACAGAATCAGTCATTACAACCCCAATCATCAACACTACAGCAATGATCCACCCTGGAACAAATTTGTTCACAGCACCTGGGTAAATTTCGGAAGTTCGGTTGTGCCCGATGATTTTGCCACAATGATCAAATATCAAATGACCTTGACCAATTGTCGTGCATTGAATCAATTGAACTATCAACAAGCTGTGCTGTTCTTTGATGGCATTGCAGCCAGAAACAATCTCAATCTATTGCAATTCAATATCATGCCAGCTGAACGCCCTGTTGCCAATGCACCCACTTTGGCATGGCCAGACTTTGCTTGGACACTTTGGTTTAGGGATCATCCAGGAAATCAACGAAGAGAATTGATCTGCGCTCACGGTCATCCCAACGAAATTGGACACAGTCTTATCCGAGACCGCTTGATCACTCACATTGATTTGTGTTAAACTAGCAAGATGCTAGATATCTTTGGTTACTTGCCTGCGAAGCGTAAACAAACGCCTTCGGGCTGGATCAGCTTTAACTGCCCTTGTTGCAACGAAAAGCGCAGTCGTGGCGGAATCAAGACCAATGAGCAAGGCTGGAGTTATCACTGTTTCAACTGTGGATACACTGCCAGTTTTGTGTTGGGTAGAACACTGGGATACAAAGCAACAACTTTGTTGGAACGATTTGGAGTTCCTGAACAAGAAATAAATGCACTAAATTTAGAAAGTCTAAGACATCGTAGCATACATGGCATCCTGGATGATCGAGCTCGAGTTGCCAATACCATCGGCGACGTCAAGTTTGAGGAATCGGATGACTTTCCGCCTGCCAGCGAACTAATCACCCCCGACTTACCGCTGTATTGGAATTATCTTAGAGATAGATGTGTGCCCCCGGACTTTCCGGCAATGACAACCATTCGCACAGATGGTGTTAACTGGGTGCGACCGCATGTTACAATACCTTTTACCTACGATGGGAAAATTGTGGGATGGTGTGCTAGATTTTTGGACAACAAAGCACCCAAGTATATCAACCATACACAACCGGGCTATGTGTTTGGCACAGAGCTACAGAACGACAGTTGGCAATGTGTGATTGTGGTTGAAGGCATATTTGATGCACTGTGCATTGACGGCCTGGCAGTAATGCATAACACAATAAGCGATGCACAAGCCAGATTGATACGCAATCTTGGACGTGAAGTCATTGTTGTTCCCGATCACGACAAAGCCGGACTTGAGTTGATTGATCGTGCCCTGGAACTGGGGTGGTCAGTGAGCATACCCGATTGGCCCACAGATGTCAAGGACGTAAATGATGCAGTGGTAAAGTTTGGCAAATTAGCAACTTTGCTAACTATAATGCAATCTCGAGAAACCAGCCGAATCAAAATTGAACTAAGGAAGAAGAATCTTGCTAAAAGAATACAACGTTGAAGTTCAAAAATTGTTTTTAGAAATGATGTTGGAAGATGCACAGAGCTATGTGCGTGTTCAAAACATCTACAATCCTCAGAACTTTGACCGGAGCCTGCGCCCGGTGGCCGAGTTTATCAAAGAACACAGCGACAAACACAAGACGCTGCCGGATCGCACACAGATTTCTGCATCCACTGGCATCAAACTCAACTCAGTGCCCGAGCTCAATGAAGGACACTATGAGTGGTTCATGCAGGAGTTTGAGGGTTTTACCAAGCGTCAAGAACTAGAACGTGCGATTCTCAAGGCCGCAGACTTGTTGGAAAAAGGCGAATTTGAACCTGTGGAAAAACTGATCAAGGATGCTGTGCAAATTAGTTTGACCAAGGATCTAGGCACAGACTTTTGGATAGACCCAGAGGGCATGTTTGCCAAATATTTTGATGCGGGCGGACAGGTTAGCACAGGCTGGCCACAGCTGGATCGACTGCTGTATGGTGGATTCAGTCGCGGCGAACTCAACATTTTTGCCGGCGGATCGGGATCGGGCAAATCATTGGTCATGATGAACATTGCCTTGAACTGGGTGCAGCAGGGCTTGCATGGTGTTTATATCACGCTAGAACTTTCGGAAGAACTCACAGGTCTGCGAACAGCAGCCATGTTGACCAATATGAGCACTAAAGATATTCGTCGTGACAAAGAAACTGCGGCACTCAAAGTCAAATTGATAGGTAAGAAAGCAGGTAGCTATCGGGTGAAAGCAATGCCAGCACAAAGCAACATCAATGATATTCGTGCGTTCTTGAAAGAGTATCAAATTCAAACAGGACACCGGGTGGACTTTATGATGGTGGACTATTTGGACTTGTTGATGCCTGTGAGTGCCAAAGTCAGCCCCAATGACCTGTTTGTTAAAGACAAGTATGTGAGTGAAGAACTGCGTAACTTGGCCAAGGAACTGGGCATCTTACTTGTTACAGCTTCGCAGTTAAATCGATCAGCTGTAGAGGAGATTGAATTTGATCACAGTCACATTTCAGGTGGTATCTCTAAAATCAACACAGCAGACAATGTGTTTGGTATTTTTACAAGTCGGGCCATGAAAGAGCGCGGCAAGTATCAGATTCAATGTATGAAATCACGTAGTTCTACAGGCGTGGGCCAAAAGATTGATTTGGAATACAACATGGAAACCATGCGCATTACCGATGCGGGTGGCGACGAAGAAGGTTTCAGCAAAAAGCCCACTAGTTCGTTCATGGATCAAATCAAGGCCAAGTCAAATTTAAAGAGTGATGGCGCTGAAAAATTGCCCGGTGGGACACATGCCTGGGACAAGCCTCTGGCTCAATTTGATGATTCGGCCAAAGTAACTGCTGACGTGCAAAGTGCCAAATTAAAACAATTGTTGGGTCAAATTAAACAGTCATAACAATGCAAAATAAAAAATATTGTCCTAGGATATATCATGGGTTAACCCTATCTGAAATCAGTAATGCTAACATATCCTATTCGGTATGTTGTTGGGGAGAGCCTGTCAAGGACACAAGTATTAATTTTTACAATGAAAATTTCACCCAGTTAAGAAATATCAATCAAGCCGGGCAACTGCCGTTACCATATTGTCAAAAATGTAATGCACAAGAACAAACAAACAAAAAAAGTATGCGGTTGGGATATTTAGAAACACACGGACTTGAATCGTCTGAACCAGGGTTGCAATATCTTGATATTAATATTGATTATACATGTAATTTGGCCTGTGTAACTTGCGGCCCAGATCTTAGCACCACCTGGAGAAATGAATTAAAAATTAAAGGTATAAATGTTCGTCCACAGGTTGATAATTTTATTAAAACCCAACTAGGTACACTAGATTTTACTCAACTTAAAGAAATACGTCTCTGGGGCGGAGAACCGTTTTTAACTAATACGCATAAAGACATATTACAATATGTAGTAGATCGAGGCAATGCTCATAATATCAAATTAATGTATAACACCAATGGCACACAACTGATTGATGATAAAACTAAAAAATTAATTGAACAATTTAAATTTACTAGGATTAGTTTTAGCATCGACGGTATAGGAGAAAAATTTAATTATA